ACATACCATAGTAGGTATGCTGTAACAATAGTAGATTTACCAGACTGACGAGGAAGTTTTGCTATATTGAATCTATGATCATGGAAACTTTGTACCATTGTTTCCTGAAAATCATACATGGTAAAAGGAATAACACCCTCATCCAGAGATACAATTCTAATATACTCTCTTATAAAATGAAGTGGATCTCCAGCACACTTTAGATACTCAGCAATTTCTTTCTTAGTAAAATTCTGAGCAACGTTTGCTTTCTTAAGATTAGGATTACCTAGATATATTTCTTGTTGTGCTGAAGGCATTTTAAAAATAAGTATTTTCTTTTTTTACAACATCAGCAGAAAAATAATTAAAATTAATTACAACTCTTCTCTTCTGATTTGTGCAGGTGGTTCCCGTATGTTTCATTGTTGAAGGAAAAACAACTAATCTATTTTCTAGACTTTGTACTTCTTCTCCATTTTCAAATACAGTACAACCATCATTAGTATTTACATAGTATACCGCAGTAGTACACTCATACGGAACATCACAATGAAACCCACTCCTTATTTTTTCAGGAGTATAAGTATTTAGATTTGCTTTAATACGAATTAATGATACTAATCCTAGGCTAGGATGATTTAAAATTGGAGCAACTAATTCATAGTATTCACTAGCTGGTTTACCCCTATCATATAAAGGATGTACAAACTGCCAATTATATAATTCATCACAATCAATTAAATTTGGATCATCTAAATATGAACCTACAAATCCCCAAGGAAATCCATAGTCACTACACATAGCTTTTTTAATTCTTTCAAAATCAGATTGTTTTAAAAAATCATCTAAAATAATAATGTCACTCATTCTCGTATTCTTTAGTTGGTATTTCCCAGTCAGCGTATAATCGTCTGCCTGTTTTTCCTTTTGAATCTATGTAGACTTGATTATTACTCGACCAATGTCCCAAAGTGTCTCCTAATTTCACGTAGCTGCTCAAAATCTTTCTGTTTAGTTCCACCATCATACGCCCAAGCATAACCTTCCTCAATCATAAGTTCATTTAATGAAATACTAGCATCGCCAACATAGAGCCAACCAAGAAGCCTACCATACTTCCCAACGCCACCCTTAAGTTCAGTTCTAATAAGGAGTTCTTCATCACCTTTAATAGTCTCTTCTAATTTTGTTTTCAACCAGTTAGTTGCATCTATTCCCAGTGCCTTCTCTTCCTTGTCTCTAGTTCTCTTCTCTGGCGTATCAACTCCTGCAACTCTAACTCTTTCTTTCTTGTATAAGTCAAACCCAAGATCAATGGTGACATCAATAGTATCCCCGTCAACAACACGATTAATCTTCGTTACTCGGAAATTGTAGCAGCTCTTTCTGCTCGGTGGTATCATCGCTCCCATTTGGCCAAAATTTATCGTACATGAATATGTAGTAGATTACTACACCTACTGCTACGAGTAAGATAGCAATCATTATATTAATTGACCAAACTACTTCGCTCACACAACTTCTCCTATCTGCATTCCATAATCAATTTCTGGTGGAACTATTATAGCATAACCAATACCCATATTAAATACTCTTCTCATTTCCTCCTCTTCTATATCACCTGATTGTTTTATTTTATTAAAGATCTCTGGTCTCTCCCAAGAAGTCCAATCAATATTAGCTTTTAATCCTTTAGGAATAACCCTAGATACATTTTCTTCTAGTCCACCACCAGTGATATGTGCCATACCTACGATAGGATACTCTTGTAATAATACTTCTATTTGTCTTGCATAGATCGTAGTAGGAGTAAGTAACTCAGGAGTATCTGCCCATGCTATCTTATGTCTCCATAACATATCATTGATTAAACTATAACCATTACTATGAATACCACTACTAGGTAAACCAATAATTTTATCTCCCTTCTTAATAAGACTACCGTTTATAACTTCACCCTTCTCAATAATACCAGTACAAAAACCAGCAAGATCGATATCATCACCATATGCAGGTGGAGGTGCAGGTCTAGTATGTTCAGCAGTCTCTCCTCCCAACAAATCTATACCTGCTATTTGACATCCCTTAAGAATACCTTCTAGTATATCATCCACAATAGGAGTTAACTTACCAGTAGAAATATAGTCTAAGAAGTATAAAGGTTTAGCACCACATGTGATTACATCATTAACACACATGGCAACAAGGTCAATACCTATAGTGGTAAAGTCTCTACTAATCTTACAAATGTTAATCTTAGTGCCAACACCATCAGCACCAGATACTAAAAGAGGTTCCTCATATCCTGAAGGAACCTTCATCATACCACTAAATCCACCTATGAGAGGTGCTTTTTTCTTTAGTCTTTCAACAAGAGCATTACCTCCTTCAATGTCAACATTATATTTCACTTAAAAAAATCCTCACTGTTTATTCCTTTATCATCAATGAATAGATCTCCACCAAATTTAACACCTGTTCTTAAGGTAGTAAATTTTAATCCCCATGATCTTAACTGATCAAAGGTTCTTTCATAATGATTGATTTTTGTACCGCATCCTCGTGCAGTTTCGATAATAATTTCGTGACCTTCCTCCCATAGTTTATTAACTTTTTCTATCCTATCCTTATAGGGTGTAGCTTCAAAGTACTTCATTCCATGACCATCTGGATTAGAGAAGGTCTCGCATAAAGTACCATCCAAATCAAAAACGTATTTCATAATTAATGTTATTTATTTAACATGAATCACCCCCTTCATTCCAGCTCCTTCATGAGGTGCACACTTAAAATTAAAGTCTCCTGCAGTAGCAAACTTAATTTCTTGTGTCTCACCAGGAGTAAACATCAATGACTCTCTTGATAAACTTGCAAATTTATCAAAGATGATGTTGTGAGGTGGTAGAGCATTGTTAACAAAAGTAACTGTATCACCAGCAGAGATTTCAACCTCGCTTGGTTCAAATACTAAGTTACCATTATAACCCATTTGTATCTCAGTAGCATATGCAGATTGTGCTAGTGAGAATGATAGAAAAAGTGAAGTGAGCATAATAGTTAATCTACTCATCCACCACATAATTTCGTGTTTCATAATTAGTGTCCCATTGGAATTCCAGATGACATAAGACGAAAGATGTTATTAACTTCCGTTGTATTATCTTTAGTGCAGTAATCAATAAAATGAGGATGCCCTTCTAGGAAGGGTACATCCTCTTTTGCTTGCTGCATTGCTGAGTATGCATCTACAGCATACTCGCATATTTCTTTTTTACTCTTTTGTAGGTCATGGTAACCTACTGTATACTTGGTCTGGGGCATGATAATTTCAATCCCATATGATATAGGTATTTATTTCAGGTACTTATTAATGACTTCTATCTGGTCATGGTATCGTGATATCTTGTCTAATTCAACACCAATAGCTTCAGTAATATCAGAATGCTCTCCGATACCTACTGGATGTTCAAGATAAATTTCAACATTTGCTTTATGTTTTTGTATTTCACCATTAGCATGTGCTAGTACAGCTTTTAATAATTGTTCTCTCATGTGAATCATGTTGTTTTCGCTCCTTGTAAAATAGTGTTTAATCTTTCATAAAGATCATTACATTTTTTTTCTGACTTACGGCATTTCCATAAGGTAGTGACAATGTATTCAAAATCTTCATCAGTTAACCAAAGAGGCATTGGATACTTCTTAGGTTTATCAATTCTTGATTCCGACCATGCCTCTTCAATTTCATCCATCTAATAGCTCCATATTCTAGTTAGTTGACGAACATCAGATACACCATAGAGTGCTTTACATCTCTGTTCAGCATCCTCTCTAAGATTAGAAGGTGATATAAATTCCACCTTTGTTAACCTATTTGAACTAAGTAAGATCTGTGCAGACCATTTAGTTTCTTTCATGGTTCATCGAATAGTATACTATCTATATAATTTTCTGCCCACCCTTTGTCAAACCATTGAGATAAAACTGACTCAGTTTTTCTATTTTTCTTTTGTTGTTTGCAATATCTTGTTTGATCATCAAATCTTTCTCCCGTCAATACTGAACATGGAGAATCTTGTTTAGCATTACGAACTGCTTCTTTGTATATTTTAAGGTATTCTAAAACAATACAATAAAAATTTGCCTTCTCTATCTCTTCCCTTATACGTTGAAACTTCATATGATCTGAAAATATATCAGCCCATTCTGGTAATTCACGAGGTTCTTTAAAATGATATAATTCACTAACCTTTCCAATCTCTTCATATATCGATTCAGTTCCAGTAACAGGAGATATATCAACAATAGCAGCAGTAACTACTTTTGGAGTAGCAACAATATCTGCTCCAAATATAGGAAGATTATAACTAGGATCAGGAAACCAAACACAATGAAGTACTTCCATACCTTGTGCCTGTCCAGTCTCTAAATGTATTTTTCTAAGACCAGGACACTTCCACATCTCATTATAGATATGAACTTCTTCGTGATGAATCTCAGGATACTCATTCATCATAGATTCTACTCCTGGTAGATCTTCTACAGAGAACCTAATTAAACTGGCTATGTCATCAACTAAATTACGAGAGTTAGACATTCACTAATATATCTCCATCACTATCATCATCATCAATTTCATCTATTCTTTTTTGTAATGATTTACTTAATATTATATCATTAAATTGACTATCTGGAGTGAACTTAATATCAACTTCACCTTCTTCCCAGTCAGATTTAAATTTTACTACCAATAATTCATCCCCCTCTTTCACATCGTCAAGTTCTGGATGTCTTCTTGGTTTTCTTTCTAACTTATTAATATCACTAATATTTTTAAATATCAAAGCAAATGCTGCACCTGTAAGGGATAACATAATTGCTATAAAAATTAGTGGTATTAATATTGTCACAACAGTATTGCCCCTATAACAAATCCTTTTGCAAATGCAAGACAAAGCATTTGATAGTCTGTCAAGTTAAATTTATCTTGAATTTTTTTTGCCCATTTCTTATCCCATTCTTTGAGATTATGAAATGTATTTTTGATATTAAGATTCCACATTTTGAGTTTCTACAATTTCGTCATACCTATCATAGTGACCATACGGTATTTCACCTGATCTCTTTTGATGTTTCAAAGTTAGATCTAAGAGTCGTTTATATTTAGCGACTTCTTTATTATCCCCTTTGTTACCTTTGGGTTTAGTCATTGCTTACCTACTAAATTTTACTTGTAGTGGTATGCTGGCTTAGATGATTTAGATAATTTACCTGACCTTACTTTAGTCCCTGATGTCTCTCCATCTCCCTTGGGATGTTTGCCTGGTGCAGACTTACCTATATTAATAGATTTACCTGGTTTCTTGGATTGAGTATCATGTAATCTTGCAGGTTTCTTTTTATCTTTAGTGATAACTGACTCCTGTCCATGTTTCCGTCCGAGTCGTCTCATAACTTTACCAAACCTACGCTTGCTCATTTTATCAGGTTTGCTTGTTTGGTAAGAAACTTCTCTTCCAGTTCCTTCTTTTCCATCATCAGATTTATATTTGTATTCACCTACACCTTTTTTGTATCCAATACCTTTCTTTTTTAAATCTTTTTCAAGTCCTTTACGTTTTCCTCGATTCGCTTTTTCATCACTACCACGATCTGCAGAGATATTACCAGTCACCTTAGTCTTAGACTTGGTGAGCATTCGGGTAGTAGGATTACCTTCTGCGAGTTTTATAAAGTCCTTATAGTACATAACTTTTAGTTGTTCCTTTTGTGCTAACTTATTAGCAGTAGCATACATGACATCTTTATCACGATCTCCATAAAGTTTTTTAAAGCGATGAGAACTTTTGCGTTTCATCCCTTTAACAATACGCTCTGCTTCCTGATTAACTAAAGGCATCTTTAGCCACCAACCACTTGTACCTCTTCGACAATAACTGCACTAGTGGCAGCTGTTATCTTTACAGCACGTTGGATTTTTGCTTTACTACCTGATGACCAGGTGTAATCGGCACTAGCACTGGAAGAATCTACGTCAGTAGATAATACATTATTAGTTGAAATTGCAGTAATCTTCTTACCAGCAGTGCCAGCAGAAAGAAAATTACTATCGATTGTTGGAGATGTACTATCATCTACAATTGCAATAAAATCTCCCACAGAGAATGGGTGATTTGCTGATGTATCTTGAACATGTTCACCAACGTAATAATCAGCAGTTGAATCATCAACAGCTTTTACAATCTTTGCTGTACCAGGTTTAGAACCTTTAATAAGAATAAATTCGTTCTGAACTAAGGTAATAGCAGGACCACCATTAAAGGAAACGGTAGCAGCACCAGCAGTAGAACCAACTCTATAATAGCCAGTTTGTACTGTTTGATATTCACTAGCACCAGCAGCTACACTGTTAGTACTTAATACGTTGAGGACTGTCATGTCGTGTCTATGTAGTTTCTTCTGTCTTATTTATATTCTTTTGTTGCTTAAGCATTTTTTGTAGGTCTGCTGTGCTACCTATAAACATAGTGTTATTAACTGTTGCTGGTCCTTTCTTATCTTCTTTACCTAATTCTTTCATCTTACCTTGAAGGTCAATTAACTTATCTGCTACGTCTCCGACACTCTTAATAAGTTGACCTGCCACCTCATAAGCACGAGGATGATCTGACGCTCGTGCCACATCAAGTATGCCATCTACTGCCTCCTGTCCTTTCATTACAAGATTATGTAGTTGTGCACGACTAACTTCATAGTCTTGCGTTATATCATCAGCCTCTATTTTTAATGATTTTGATTTTTCAACATGCTTTTTTAATTCTGATGGTTCTTCTGAATCAAAAGCTTTATCTAAACCAGCAAAAGATTCCATAATTAAATTGCCTCATCTGCACCACTAACAGGATTACGTTTCTTCATATCTGTAAACTCAGAGAACAACTCACCAAATCCAAAGTCATCATCAGACTCTAGTAATGCTGCATCATCCTCATCTATCTTCAGAATAGCTGCACCATTTGCGTGTCCTGCAATACTGGTATTATTCCATCCACGACTGACGTGTAAGGTGCTACCAACAACTCTGTTAATATGCATAACCTCAGTACCAATCTGAATATCAACTCCTTGTTCTAGAGATGTTACACTAGCAACAGATATGATTCCATCATTTACATCCATTGCAGCAGTAAGAGTAGTAAGTCCTACTCCATCCTGATCTGTTAATGCTGTAGGTGTAGCTGTGTATCTTACTTGCCTTGGTGCAGAAGTTGTATTGGTAGAAGTATACATATCTGCAACTGCTTTCTTGATGACCTTGGAATCTGTAATAGGTCCGTATAGATATGTCTTACAATTAAATCTTAAGGTATAAATTATAGCTCTTCTAGTTGCAAAATCTCCTTCATAATCATCTTCATAATCAATAGAATTTAAAACAACAGGAACATCTTTTGTCTCTCCTATTGTTGTTGCTAGTTTAACTGAAAGATTATAATGGGGTTGAAAGAAGGGAAGTATTTGTTCTATAATTTGTAAACCATCATCTTGACTTTTAGATATAATCGCTAACTCAAATTCAAGATTATATGGAACAGGCATGAAAGCATTTTTGTTTTCATTTACATCCTTTTTAAACTTTATTTTTTGTGTAGGTGAAACTTTCCTAGATGAGTCATAAGACACACCTGCAATTTCAAATGATATTCTAGGAAGAGTTATTTGTACTCTTTTGTTTGTAGGATCTGGGTTCTGATCCAAACGAGCTAAAAATTTCTGCTTAGGTCCATATGCCAATGGAACTTTCATCACCTCATCTTGGCGACGTATTTCAATGTTGTTAAACATTGTTCCGAAAGAAACAATAGTCTTTCTGAATATCTCGTGATATGAATAAGTTCCTAGCATTAGATTGTTAAGTCAGTAGATGATGCAACTGTTCCGAATGGGTTAGATTCAGAGAAGTCAATAATATCATTGTCGGCTGTTTCAAACTCGTAGTTTTGATCGTAGGTAATATTTTTATTATCTACTGTATTATATGTAGCCGTTGTCCAAGATGCACTTGAAGTACCTCCTGTAAGTGTCTCTGGTATTGTAAACGTACCAGAACGATTGAGAACAATGAGAGTCCTAGAAGCAGAATCCCAAGACTTAACTTCAGCAGTAACATTAGATGTTCCACCAGTAACTGTCTCACCAGCAGTAAAGTCTCCTGAACCACCAGCAACTAGACCAACTGTAATAGCATTTGCAAATGCAGTTTCTATAGCATCAAGATCTGTGATACCAGTATCAATCTCCTCATCGCTGTACTCAAAGAG